GGTAGACTGAAGTTTTGACAAAAATATATTAGATTAGGAAGTCTTGTAAACGACAACTGAAATTTTGTCGCCTGAAGAAAACTTGTATTTGTTGGTTGTTGATTTAATTTTGCCATAACTTACCTCTGTAGTATTTATGAACAAAAAGAGGGGGAACCGAAGTTCCCCCTCAAGTTGTAGTAACGCTTTCTTATTGTTCTTCAGATCACAGAAGGTTTGAAACCTTGAAGATACGATAGTAGACGTTTGAACGATTTGATAGGCGTCCAAGACCTGCTGTTACACCTTCAGCAAATGGATTTGCGACCATTCCGTAACGTGTCTTGAATCCGATACGTGGCTGGAATGTGTCTTGTCCGATTGCACGAACCATCTGTAGAGGAACATATGGGCAGTAGAACAGACCAGCGTCATAAGGTGATGTGCCCTTATAACCAACTGTTACTAGTTCAGATGTGTTTGTTCCTGCTGTTGCCTGTGTCGTCTACCTGTAGATCAGCCTGAAGTGCTGGGGTATACTGTAGTACGCCTGCCATTGCCATTGCAGAAGCAACGTCAGATGAGCAGATTACGATGTTACCCTTACCACGACGGGTTGCACGAGCAATTACGTTTGCTTCGCGTTCGATCTGGAAGATTAGACCCTTGAACTTTTCAACTGACCAACGACCATTTGAGTCTGTGTCTAGGTCGAATGTTCCTGCTGTTGTTGTACCAGCTGAGCAACCAAGTACAGCTGTAGAATACACTGTACGGATTACTTCACGGTTGATTTCTGCAAGAATTTCGGTTGACAGAATGTTTGCCAACTCAGTTTCTGCATCAAGACCATGAATTGCCTTCAAGTCCTGAGCAAGTTCTAGAGTGTATTCTGCCTTCAATGCACGCTCACGAGCAGTTACTGTAACTTTTTCGATTGAGAATGCCATTTCAGCAAATAGGTTTGTACCAGAGTCGCCAAGAGCTTCACCCTGAGCTGTTGTCATACCGTTACCAGTATTGGCAAGAGTATAGTCTTCAATTCCTGGTGTAGAAGTCTGATGATTCTGTGATGCACCGTTTGCACCAAGCTTGTTTGCAGCTGAGAACTTTGTGTTAGCTTCGTTGAAGAGAGCTTCTGTTCCAGTCTGTGAGTCAAACTTTGAACGCATTGCGAAGATCAAGCCTGTTGGACCTGTCATTGGCTGAACGCCGCAGATGTCGTATGCGATCAAGTTTGGAAGGGCACGACGAACCAGCGAGATCAAGATCGGATCGTAGTTGCTGATTGAAGAGCCAGTTGCGTTTGTTGGAGCTGCTTCAGATAGGAATGAACGATCACCACCCATGAATGCTGCTTGCTGAGAAGAAGCAATCTGCTGGTTTTCAAGAACCATAGCTGTAACAGCTCTCTTGTAAGGATCCGCGATCTTTGGAAGTTCTGGATGATCCAGAACAGGACCCCACTTGTTGACTAGTTGTTCAGTAAGTTGCATTTTTAGTAAACTCCTTTATTGACTATTATTTTAGAACTGTGCGACTAATTGACTTGACATATGCGTCCATGATTGGATCTGCACCTGTCTTGTTTTCTTTTTGTTTTTGTTCTGCAAGACTCTGGGCTTGTTCCACAACATCTGTTTCTTCATCAAGTCTTACGTTATTTGACTTTGATGATACTGCTGCAGGGAAATAGTTTTCGCGTAGTGTCTTGAGACCGTCTACGAAGTCTTCAATGCTTGTAAACTCAATGCCTTCCGACAATGACTTTAGCTTCTCAATTTGAGTTGCAGTTAGACCTTCGCAAATATCGTAAATTGCTTCCATTTTTTTGTATTCATTTAGATTTTTATTGATTTCAATTGTGGCAGCAATTTGTTCGTTTAGCTTGTTTTCCAGTTCAACGACATGAGCTGTCATTTCCTCAACAACGCTCACCTTTTCTTCTGGAATATCAATGTAGTGTTCTACGAACAGATTACGAAGACCTGCAATGAAGTCTTCTGTTAGTTCGGAACGAAGACCAGATTCAATTGCCAACTCGTTTTCCTTGACCCATTCTTCAACGACGTAGTTTAGATAGTCGTCTACTTTTTCGGTCATTTCTTCCTTAAGTTGTTCAGAAACTTGTTCTAGGATTTCTGCATACTGCTCTTGAATTTGTTCTTCAATTTCTTGTGCCTTTGCATTTACAGCTGCTTCGAAGATTACTGCAGCCTTGTTCATGAAGTCTTCAGAAAGATTTTCACCATGGAAAAGAGCATCAAGGTCTTCCTTCATGGAATACTTTTCTTCATCATCTTCATCGTCTTGTTTCTTGCTCTTCTTGGTGTGATTTTCTTCTTCTTCGTCTTCCTCTTCCTTCATCATTTTCTTGTCTTCTTCTTCCTCTTCTTCTTCCATTTGAGGAGAAGCGCCTTTCATAGACTCCTTAGAAGCAGGTGCTGGCTGTGCTCCTGGTGGCTTTGCTCCGCCAACTGCAGCAATAGCCTTTGTGATGCCAGCCTCATCAGCAGAAGCAATAGCAGGCTGAACTAGTGCTGGATGACCTTCTTGACCAGGTGTAGCAACTGAAGGATTGTAACCTGTTGAACCGTATGGTTCAGATACTCTTGACATTGGTGCCAAAGAAGCCATGTTGCCTGAAAGAATGGCTGCAGCTGCTTCAGCTAGATTTTTCTTTGCCATGTTTACTATTACTCCTTTATATTTGACTATTTATAATAATTAAAGTTTTGAAAGAAAGTTTTTGAATTGGCGTAGTGCGACATCTTCAAAATCTCGTCTACTTGCCTCATTCAAAGCTTTTTTTGCATGATCATAGTCAACTTCTTTCCATTGACCATTATCAATTACCCATTCCTTGCCTTCCATGATGCCTCTTACAAATGCATCTGGAGCTGATGGATCTGCAACAATGTCTGCTGCTGTAGCCAGATAAAAATCATCTTGTACCATATTCACGCCGTTTCTGGCCTTTAGTGAACCTAATCCTCTAGAAGATACACCCAACTTGGCGCCTTCATCAATCAAATTCTTCACAATTTTTCCATAAGGAGTGTCTAGTATCTTAGCTTTACCCACATAATTCGTGCCTTCTTGTCTCAAATCCTTGATCATGTGTGATACGCGATCCAAATTGATCGTTGGAGTATCTGGATGACCAAGTTCACCAAATGCACGATTTTGCATGATGTAATTAGAAGTATATCTTTGTACTTCTCTTTGTAGAATATCCATTGGATATACTCTACCATTTCTATTTTGACGTTCAGCTTGCAGGAATACGCCCTCAATAAAATGTTCTTTTTGACCTGTTGTATTTTCTTCGGTCAGATAGCGTACTTCTTCTACAACTTCTTTTATAAGCTTCATCTTATACCTAAAGCCTTTCTTTTCATCATTGAACGTTTGCGCTTCTGTAGTGCGCGAAATAGTTTAGCACGACGCTTGACTTTTGCACGACGAGCACCCATCTTTCTTGCTCTTTTTTCGGCTTGTGTCATACGAATAAGCTTTCCGCCGCGTATTGTCATGCCAGGAACAGCAGATCTTTTTACACGACGTTGAACTTTTCCAGCACGAATTCGTGCCTTGATAATCTTGAAGCGACCATTGTTAATGACATTACCTTCGTTCATATTCTCAATTTGTTCTGCAAGTTCTGCAATATCATACTTTGCGGCAACAATCTTTTTTGCTTCTACCAATTTTTGCTTCAAAATTTCTACAAAAGATTCGGAAAGATTTTCGGAAGCTTCATTTAGATTATCTGAAATTATTGAATCGACTAAATTTCTTGTTGATGACATTAATTAGCTCCCAAATGATCCGTAGTCGCTTGAATATTTTCTAAAATCTGCGATGATCGTATATGAACAACCTGTAGAAGCAAAATTTATCGTTTGTAGACCAACATTCCCATTTGCTCCGGCACCAGTTGCATTGTTTGTAATAACAATACCATCGCCACCTTCTGCAAAGTCCATTTGTCCTCGACCTGACAATGTCAACATTGTTTGATTTGGTGTGCCAGTCCAATACAACTCAACATAACCATTTCCTGACGCTTGACCTGGAGCAACGTCATAAATCACTTTCTTTAGAGCTAAACGATAAATTGATTTGCGATCAGTCCCCGATTCAAGAAGCTGATTATTAGCATTTAATGAAAAATTCAATGCACCTGCATCAATTTTTACAACAGCTGCTTCAGCAGTATTGCCCGTCCATTTATAAACGACTCTTCTTTCAGAATCAATTAGTTTTTGTGATGTATTTGCCATTTCTTATAATCCTGTATGTGCGCCATGAGCAAAGGCGGCAACTTTTGCAAAACTATTTTTGTCTTTGTTTACCATTCTTTCAATTTTATATTTATTGGTCGTATTTACATTATTATAAAGATTAACGATTGCTTGTGCAGTCATAGCATCTACTTTCATTGACAAATTATCTTCAAAAGAGACATCTAAAGGTTCACCAGTTTCTACTATTTGCATCAATACACCAATGTTACCTCTTGGTACCCATTCTTCATTGAATTGATTGAATTGGACGATGTCTTTTTTACCAAAATTTGGTCCGTGATATGGAATGCTTACATATTGATCAATTTTATCTGCGTAATACAAAGCAACTCTTTTTCCATCTGGGAAAACGCGAATAGCTTTGCGTTTTAAGATAATGATATTTGGAGGATCAATCTGACGATCTAATTTAATCATACTTCTATTATCTTCAGTGATTGATTCAGAAAAAAAATCTTTAATAGTTTTCATTATAGTATGACTTTTTATGGAGTTGATAGTGTATCAGTTCTAAGTCTTCTTGCTTGCTGAATAGCTAAATCTCTAGCAGCAGCATCTTGACGTTGTCTTTGTGCAGTTGGGCTTTCTGGTTTTGGAGTTTCAGATGCTTTAGCTTCAGCTTCAGCTCTTGCTCTCATTGCATCATTTATACGATCTATAGAAGAACCAGCACGAGCACGTGGAGCAAAAGGTGCTCCTACTGCTGATGATGCTGCTCTATCTTGTTCTTCTTTATCTTTTTGTTCTTTATTTTGTTGCTGTTGCGCCTTTTTCATTGCTTCAGCTTCAGATTCTCTTCTTTTTTGACCTTCTATTGTCGCATCAGCAACATCAGTGGGAGTTAAAGCAATTTGAGCAGCTAAAGACGGCACACTACCAGCAACTCTTGCAGCAGTACCAAAAACTTTAGAACCTAAGTCTTTAACTGCAGATAACCAACCAGGCTTTGCCGCAGAAGCAGCAGCTGAAGATGATGGTGTTAATTTACTCCATCTACCTGATTTTGGATCGCGAGAAACAGTTGGTGTAGCTGGAGCAGCTGGTGGAGCAGCTGAAGATGATGGTGTTAATTTACTCCATCTACCTGATTTTGGATCGCGAGAAACAGTTGGTGTAGCTGGAGCAGTTGGCGAAGCAGCTGGTGTTCGTGGAGCAGCTGGCGGAGCAGCTGGGGGAGCAGCTGGGGGAGCAGCTGGCGAAGCAGCTGGTGTTCGTGGAGCAGCTGGCGGAGCAGCTGGGGGAGCAGTTGGCGAAGCAGCTGGTGTTCGTGGAGCAGCTGGAGTAAATGGCTTTGGTGGAATAGCTGCTCTTTTAGCTGCTGCTCTTGCTGCCGAATTTTGTCCAATTTTAATTCCTTTTTTTGCTCCATAAAGTGCAGCTGCTCCAGCAGCCACATCTGCAAACCCTATACCGTCATCCTTTGATTCAGGTCTTGATGGTGATGGTGATGTGCTACCCGAACCCGAATTAGAATCTTGACCTTGTGTTTGTCTTCCACCACTTCGACGAGGATCGCCTGATTCAGGTCTTGATGGTGATGGTGATGTGCTACCCGAACCCGAATTAGAATCTTGACCTTGTGTTTGTCTTCCACCACTTCGACGAGGATCACCCACTGCATAGTTTTGTTGAGCTGGTGCTGGTGTTGGTTTTCTAGAAGATTTATCGTCTGACGGAGAAATCGGATTTTCTGTTTCTGAAGATCCACTCATTGTAATTGATGGAAAATTGACAGGTTTATTAAAATCTTTTTCTTGATCTTCTTTTGCTTTAAGTGAAGCATCATCTCTTGATGGTTTTTTTCCACCAAATAATTGATCTTTTACATCAGATGCCCAGTTACTGACACTACTATATTCTTGACCCGTATGTGTCGATACAGTGGGTGCTGATCTTCCTTGTCTTGCATAATCTAGTGTTCTATCCCAAGACTTATCGTCAGAATCAGCTTCGTTCAATGAGAAAAACTTTTTACCGGCATAAACCTTTTTATGCTCTAAAATAGAAACTACTTTTTCAGAAATAATTTTATGCATATCCTCTTTAAGAGAATCGTATTTCTGATTACAGATATCTTCTATAAATTTTTTTCTCATTAAAATAGACTTTCTATATTATCTTTCTTGACCAGGAGCTTGACCAGAATTTCTTTGACGATCTGTTGCATCCGCTGCATCACGTTCATCGGCAGCTCGTTGAGCAGAAGCTGAAATGTCTGCCGCAACACGTTCATCGGCAGCTCGTTGAGCAGAAGCTGAAATGTCTGCCGCAACTGCAGCTGCTCTTGTTTCCGGAGATGCTGGTGTTTGTGGTCTTGTTCCCGGTTGCGGACCTTCTTGACCACGACCTTGACTTTGTTGTCTATAATAATCTCTAAGTGCTAGATTGGCTTCAGCTGAGCCAGCTTTATACCTTCCTGCACCAAGTACAGAATCAACTTTAGCTTGATTCGTTCTATCAGCTCTTGTCATAAATTGTCCACCACTTGTTGCAGCCACTTCAGAACCAGTAACACCTTGTGAACCTGCTGCCGGTCTTGCTGCTGGTGCTGCAGCTGGTCTTGCTGCTGGTGCTGCAGCTGGTCTTGCTGCTGGAGCTGATGCTGATCTTGCTGCTGGAGCTGATGCTGATCTTGCTGCTGGAGCAGGTACTTGACCTGCTGGTCTTGCTGCTGCAGCTGGTCTTGATGTTGGTGGATTTCGCATATCATCTCCACGTGCTGCAGCTCTTCCTTGTGCAGGAGTTGCTGGTGCTGGTGCTTGACCTGCTGGTCTTGCTGCTGGTGCTGCAGCTGGTCTATTTGCTAAACCGGGTGTTCCTCTTCTATCCATAGCTACTTCTGCATCCATAGCTACTCTTGCTCTTGTAGCATCGTCTCTAACTGGAGATCTTCCACTAGTCAAATCTTGACCAAATCTTCTTGTTGCACCTACACCACTATATTCTTGACCCGTATGTGTCGATACAGTGGGTGCTGATCTTCCTTGTCTTGCATAATCTAGTGTTCTATCCCGAGACTTATCGTCATAATCAGCTTCGTTCAATGAGAAAAACTTTTTAGCTACATGGCTTTTCATATCTTGAAGGACATCCACTGCTTTCTCAGATATAATCTTTGAGACATCTTCTTTCAAAGAAATATATGTATCGCTATAAATGTCCTCGACAATTTTTCTTGCAATTTCTCTGCTCATAGAACTTCTCTCCGATTTTTTATTACTCTTAGTATATTATTTAGATTGGATTTATCCTCAACTTTTAGCTGAGTTTTGACAGCATTATCCAATGCCGACTCTCCCGGATTGGTTGTATTTTGAAATGCGGTATTTACATCAACTTGTGGTGTAGTCCCATCTGGTTGAGGTGCCAACGGACTCGTTGGCTGCATTTGTTGATCCATTGCTTGTTGTTGTTCCATGGCCGCTTGTTGTTCAACAGCAATTTGTTGATCAATTTCTTGTATATCATCATCTGTTTGATTCAGAATGTTCTTACGAACCCATAAAGTAGAGAAATACTTGCCAATATAAGGATCTGCAAATTGAAGTACCGTTATACGATTCTGAATCAATTCTGCTTTCTTTAGCTCTTCAAAATTATTGTCCGTTATAAAATCGTAATAGATATTTTCTTTGAAATAATCCCACTCTTCGACTGTGCAAATTCCCTTCAATGATAGTTGCACACGCAAAGCTTCATCAAACAAAGTTGAAAACTTGTTGCGAAGTCTAAACACGAACTTTGAGAACTTCAATTCGTCTCTTGTAATTTCAGACGCTCTACCAATAGAGAAACCTTGTTGCATTTCCAAACGAGAAATTGGAATGCCAAGAGACTTGTATAGCTTGCGTTCAAAGTACTTGACATCTTCCATTTCGCCAAGATTCTGACCGCCCGGAAGAGTCTGAATTTCTGTACCTTTACCACCTTCACGGCGAGGTAGCCAAAAGTCTTCAAGCATTGATAGATGCTTGCGATCATCTCTAATTTCGCCCGTACTTGAGTCATACACAAGCTTGTTACGATACTTGACCATGATGTCGCGAAGATATTGTTCAGCCTTGACCTTAGGCAAATTACCTACGTCGATGTAGAACACGCGACGTTCTGGTGCGCGAGATAAACGATAAATGACAGTTGCGTCTTCGACCATACGTAACTGGTTTAGTGGCTTGATGGCCTTGTGCAAATATGATAGAACCATTGCACGACGAGAATCCATCAAACCAGAATTTACGTTGACGATTGCATCTGGTGCAATTCTCATACCAAGATTTGAATGTGCGCCAATAATACCACGTTCATTATAGAGATAGTATTCGCGAGCCGTCTTGATGATATCGCCGCCTGTTGCAGGATCTTTCATTTTTTGAATTTCACGAACTTTACGAATACGTCTTGGATCAATATATCTTAATTCCTTGATACCATCTCTTGGTCTAGTTTCATCGATGACAACATGATAGAACATTCTTCCATCAATGTACCAACGACGAAATAGTTCTGAACCCATATTACCAAAGTTCAACATTCTAAGAATATTTTCAAATTCTTCACGAATTCTCTTTTTTATAGTATCAGATACTTTTAGATCATCAAGATTGATTGTTAGAGGCTCTTCATGACCCTGCATGACGATTGCTTCATTGACGATGTCATCAATTGCAGTTTCAAGTTCTGGCTGCATTGCCATTTCACGATAGCGTGTGATGAGTTCGATTTCGTTACGAACAACACCTTCCAAATCGACATAGGTGCCAAAATACGCCCCTGTCTGAAGCGTAACGGCACCGTCGTCATTTTGAGGAAGAGCAAAAGACTTTTCTGTTATGTTAGAAATGTCTTTTGGCTCTTCCTGTTTCTTGGTCTTTTCGTTTGTTATTTGAAACCCAAATAACTTCCAATTAGCCATTTACTTTTCCCTTCAAAAATATCATGATATAAGATGCAAAAAAATTATGCTCTACCGTCAGTAGTATCTGACAACCAGTACTGATATTGGAATGTTACTGCGAATTCTTCAATTGTATCGTTTGCGCCCCAATCAAGATCGATTGGTGAAACGTCAATTGGGAACATTCCTACAAACTTGTATGTTTTGATAGGAAATCCAGTTTTTCCAAATTGTCTAACAGTTGCTTGTACTGAATAGTTTCTTGAATTCACAAAAGTTGGTGATCTTCTATTTGATTCGTGCTGATTGATAGCACTTAGCCATCTTTCAAATGAGTTCTTGACTAGAAAATCTTCATCATTGATTACCGTAACTGCCCAATCAGGAAACACTCTATTTCCTGCAAACTTTACTTCACGACCAAAATATGGTACAACTACTGAACCAATTGATGATCCAGGTAGCTGCGCAGTTCTGCACATGAACGTGAATTCACGACTAAAACCAGCAGCTCCAGGAATACCAGCAGGAAGGGTCAAGCTTACATCGAACAGATTTGGTCTTGCCCCATCATAATTCATTGCTGTGCGAAATTCTTGAATATTAAAAGGCATCTAAAATACTCCCGTTTTCTTTTCTATTTATTAGAATCTTCCAACTATTTCTTCAAATGCTACGCCAGTTCTAACAGCAACGAAGTTCAATTGAATGAAGTTGATTGATCGTGCAGGCTTGATGTAAATATCACCAATAAATTCATTACGATCAATAACTTCTGGAGTATTGTTTGTTTCGTCGCAAACAACTCTAAAATCATAAATTCCACGACGACCTTGTACATCTCTCAAGAATGGTTCAACTAGAGAGACAAATTGTGAACGTGTAAATTCATCGTTGAATTCAAATAGAGAATACTTTGCTGCTGTAGCAATCGCTTTCTCAAGAACAATGAATAGACGACGAACGTTAATGCGATCAAATGCTGAAGGCTTAGTCAACATTGTCTTGTCACCAAACAATACCGTTCCTTCACCAGGGAACGCAACGACTGGATTTACACCAATCTTATACAAATCATCACGATTTGTCTTGTTTGGATTCCAAGAAAGCTTCACAACATTTTTAATTTGACCACGATTTAGACCGGCTGGAGAGAACCAAGGATCATTTGTGGTGTCAGTACGAACGCATAGTCCTGCAATATCTGCATTTAGAGGGATATAACGATACACGTTGTTGTACTTGTCAAACATGTACTTCCAACCGGAATCAAATACTGCATAAGAAGATGAACGATTGATGTTTGTGTTCTTTTGTGTGATAATTGCAGTTACTTCGCTACCCGGATTATTGACCACGTTAGCTGAAGGTGGAGACAAGAATGCAACGCAGTCTTTTCTATATTCAGCGACATTGTCGATGATATATTGTGCTACGGTTCCGCTTGCATCACCAGTAACCAACAATGAAACATCAACTGAATCGCCGTCTTTTAGTTTATCCCAAGAAACTTGCTTATTTGCATCAGTTGCTGAAGCATATACGCCACCAGATAGCGTTGTTCCATTTGCTACTCCAGATGACAATCCACCAACACCAACATATGTTACGCCGCTTGTTGCGACTGTTCCCCAATTTGTTGTGTTAGCAGGATGTGATAGCCAACGAATCCAGTTTGATTGAGAAGCCAGAACATCACCGTAGAAGTTTGGTGAACCGTCCCAGTTTTTAGCGTCAGATGCGACTGATAGATTTTTCCAAGTTTCTAGAACTGCACCAGCAGCATTTGTACCCGCTGGGGTTCCGCCCGTTGCGATTTGACCTGTTGCGTCAATGACAACAACGTGAATTTCGTCGTTTGCTGCTCCCTTTGAAGCAGCATATTGTGATGTACCTGGTGCAGCATCAAAGAATGAGTTATATGCCCAAGATGAGAATAGAGATGCATTTCCTGCTGGGCAGTATGCTACTTTGATTGAGTTTCCTAGGGCACCCGGATGTCTTGCGGCAACGCCAATGAAATTGGTATTACCCCAGCCACTATTTGCTGTAGTTGTTGCTCTGTATGTATTGAACCACTGATCGTTGTTTTCGATCAATACACCAGTTCCGTTTGCTGTAGCATTTTTTGAGCTAGAATTGATTGCGCGAACAACTTTCAAGTTGTTGCCATATGCCAAGAAGCTTGCAGCAGAAAAGAATGAAATAGCTGAATTATTTGTTGGCTTGCCAAAAATGTTGACAAGGGTGTTTTCACTATCAAGGGTTATGATCGTATTGGCAGGACCCCATTCGAAATCACCCACAAAACCGCCGTTTGTAGTAGAGACGGCAGGAATTATAGTAGTTAGGTCAATTTCAGTAGTAACTACGCCCGGACTCAATTGAAATGCCATTGTTTACTCCTTTCAGAAGTAGAGATCTTTGATGCTTGTATCAAATATTTATAGAAATTGCAGTTTTCACCAGCGACCTCTCCAATCATAGTCATAACTATCTAATGGCGCTTTTAATCGTCTGTCCTCAACCCATAATCTTTCTTGTCTGTCAATATCATCCATCAAATCTATGCGATCTAAACCATCATCTACCACACCAAAGGGGACAATGTCCTCTTGTGATATATTTAGTTGCTCTTTTTGGAGCACTGTGCGAATGTCTCCGCTTAAAGACTCTCTAAAGTTTCTTTGAGCTATAAACCAAGCAAAAAGCACTAGAGTCATAGCCAAATCATCATGACTACCTTCTTCGGCAGCAAAAGATTCGCGAGTGGCGACAAAAGTCATCAATTCCATGATGGTATCTGAATCCATGATTAGCAACTTGTCACTTTCAATTAGGGTTTTCAAGTTTGAACAACCAATTCTTTTTGTAGCCACAGATGTCTTGACACCAAATTGTATCTTCTTTGTATGTCCAAATGACATTTGCTGACCTTGTCGAGGCTTGATTTGTATCTTGACAAGATTGTCATATTCCAATTCATGATGTATAATATCAGCTATTTGTTGGCCTATATCATTGATTTCTACAAGAACATATGCGTTGTTATAAGCAGTTCCGGCATTGAAAACTAAAGTTGGAAATAGTAGAGGAGATATCTCCTTATCCCTAAACTTTGCTACTTGTTTATAGGGAACAGTTGTAACATCTATGACCGAAAAGGCAGAATAATCCAGACCTTGACCTCTAGCCACATCGACGGTAACCACATATGTATGATCTTTTTGCGGTTCTTCAATAATATCCAATTTGCCATCTTGACGAACAGGATTGTTGAACACAAGCGTCTTGAGCTTTGCTCCAGATATCAATGTATGAGAAGAGCCGACAAATTCAGTTTCAAACTCGACCCTAAACTGATCAACTGATGTGTTTCTTATCGTTTCTTCTTTCCATCTTTCATCACGACCTGGAACTTCGGACCAATGAACTTCAATCGGCACATAATTGCTTCTCTTATTTGTAGCATCTGACCACATACGATAGAAGTGATTCAATCCGTTAGGTGTAGAAACTACAAGAACCTGAGATGTTTTACCAGAAGAAATCGTAGGATACACAGAATTGAAGAATTGATCGGCTTGATTGTTTGGAACGAATGCGTATTCGTCAAGGAATAGAATGTTATATGATCCACCACGAACTGCGCTTGATGATGTTGCAGCAGCTAGAACTTTTGATCCGTTTTCTAGTTCAATGTTACCCTTGTTCCAGGTAACAATTCCTTGTTGCAACCAAATCGGCAGATTTTCATATGCAAGCTGTAGACGACTCAATAGTTCGCGAGCAGTTGATCCTTTATTTGCAAGCATTGCAACACTTGTGTTATCACGAAATAGAATCTGATGTAAAAGATATGCGATAATCGTCGTAGATTTACCAACCTGACGTGGCATTTTACAAACGACGAAACGATTTTTGTGAAATGTTTCAAGCATGTGTTTTTGGAATTTCCACATCTTGAAAGGAACAAGACCTTCATCGACGTTGACAATCTTGATATAGTTCAATGCAAAGTAAACAGGATCTTCGGAACATCTCACATATTCCTTGACTTGATCTTCAGTCCACTCAATCTTGACGCCTGCGCGCTTAAGATTCGGATTGGACATATATGCAATAGTATCAGCCATCGGTCTGTTGTTCTTTGTTTTGTCTTAATAGTTTTTGAAGTTCTGCTGTTGATCCAACAAATACTGCATTTTGTACATTTACGCCGCTAGAAGACTTTGGTGTATCTTCATTCAATTCTTTCATTTTCTTTTGTAGATCAATCAATTCTTTTGTTACTTCTGATATGTTCTTTATCATACCAGCAACAACTTCATATGCTCTTGGACTTTCGCTTTGTTTAGCGACAAAGAGCAATTCATCAAGTGCTTCTTCACCTTTTCGAACAAGATTACGAATTGTTTGACGACTTAAATCGTAATCTGTCTGCGTGTCATTTTGAGGTTCTGCTTGAACAGGAACTATTTCCTGTTTCTTTACTGGTTCGATATTCAATATCTCACTCAAGTTATCATCAATCTTGCTCATTATAATCCTAGTGTATTGGGAAATTCTATTATCGTTTCCGTAAATCCAAAGTCGCTATTCACATTTGCAGTTGTTGGATCTGGAACAACTGTTGCAATTACCAGTTTGATATTTGAAACATACGAACTTGATACATTCCAATTAGCTCCAGATGACGCGCCAGTTATTTCTACATTACTTACAAAAGCACCAAACGAATTTTTCGATCCATACACATTTTTTATGTATAGCTTTCTATTTGATGTATCATGTTCAATGACTTCAGCTTTTGCATCAGCAAATTCATATGAAGTGCCTTGCCAAATTGTTTCTCCGGTCTTGAACGAACTAAATCCCCCCGATTGAAGATCTAGAACATATATCGAAGAACCACCAGATGTTCCGCTTGAGAATGTACCATACATATTCGTATTTGCTTTTTTAATGATCTTGGAATCTGAAATAGGACCAAATAGCATTGCTTTGACCGTAAATGTCAAATCAAATATGACAACACGAGTTGCATCTTGATCGTGTGGTCCTTCAGAATCAACAGTATATCTAACAGACTTCAATATGATCGGAACATCTTTCTTGATACCCATTGTGCTAACAAGATCTAGAGTCATGGTATAGTCGGGATTGAAAATCGGCAAGATTTGTTCTACAATCTGCCAACCATCTTCAATATTACGAACATATATTGAAAGACTAAAATCATAATTATATGGAACGCCCATGTACTGTGTTTTTTGAGTTGTATTTGTAGCAGTAGCAAGATTTGTGTTTCGTATCATGCTACTTTGTTTTCTAGAAGGATCATAATCAACGCCTGAGATTTCAAAAGACATTCTAGGTAGTGTTACCTGAATGCTTTTTAGCAAATTTGGATCACCTTTTATGCGATTATAGAATTTTTCTTTCTGTGCATATACTATGGGAACAAGAACACGCTCAAGTTCCGTTGTTCCTGCCTTATTGTATCGCACAAGTTGAATTTCATTGAATAGTGATCCAAATGCAACAACAATCTTTCTGGTTATGCGATGATAGAAATGATTGCCAAATATTCCTGACATCAAGGTTCTCCGAATGGATTAGTTTCGGTAAAATCAATGATGCCATTTGCATCAGTTTGTATCTCAAGATTGTTTGTCAATTCGTCAGATACTCCGTCGAAATCTTGTCTATTGAATGTAGTCAATGTGAAGTTGGCATTTGATGTTGATCCAATGACATTAGCTCCTGTAGAAAAAGTACCCTTGATATTGATCAATTGTAGCATATTGTTTGATGGGAACCAATTTTTAACTATCGCAGTCGATGTTGCTGATGCTAGGCTTGAACCCTGATACACAATCTCTTCTCTCTTGTATGCGCCAGTTCCTCCAGCGACCATTGCCATGTTTTGGGTATACGAATATGCGCGACCAACATCATCAATTTCCTTGACGCCCGTTGCAAATCTTTCATTTGAAAATTTGTACAATTCCATACTCAATTCATAGTAATAAAATAGTGGAGGACGACGACCAAGAGTATAGAAGTTTCTTTCTTCTTCTACATACTTGATTTCGTATAAATTGGCTAAAGCTGGAATATAAACAAGATCTCCTTCACGAGGTCTTGGATATGTTGCGACGGGAACATACTTTTCGTATGTGCGACGAGCAACAACTACCCTAATGGAGTCTCTAATTTCTAGACCAAACTTGCTAAAGAATTCGCCAGGACCTTCAAATCCAGCAACCGATTGAATGTACATTTCCATTGAATATGCAGCATTATAAAGCTTTACTGTATCTTCTCCATAAATCAAATCTTCATCGCTTAAAGATTTTCTTGGTACGTAATATACATCAGCACCATATTGTCTTATGGATTCAATGATAAGATCTTCAGCAAGAAGTTGTTCTTGCGTAACTACACCTGGAAAATTATTGAAGTAGTGATTTACTGCCATCTGTTATACTTTTTTCTTTATTTTACCTTTAACCCATTGAGTTCCTGGACAAATAGAACTTCTTTTATTTATTATGCCATTATTCCACCAAAAAGAATTCTTGAACATATCAATATTTTTGGGAATACGTCCCTTTAGTTTTTCACTTATTTTCACGCTTATCTGATCTTGTAATTCTTTAGAATGTTTC